CTTTTGATACTTTAAATAGAGGAACCTTTATTATAACAGAAGTTATTAGTAGTACTGTTAACAATTCTTATTTTGAAATACAAAACCCTAACGGCTTAGAAGAGATAGTAACACAAGGTACTGGTGAGGCTGTATTATTCTTTAATCCTAAACTAAGAACTTTGATATCAGATAAAAGATATGCTGCAGCTTTTCAGACATCTCCTAGAACCTTAGAGGTTTTTATGCCAGCTACTACAAGAATTGTAAGGCGTAGTAGAAAAGGCGCTGCTCATATATATGAAAGCGGTCCTTCTTTAGAAGGTCAGGAAGGCCCATATATTTATGATGAGACAGTTGGTTATACAATAAGTAATGAATCAGCATCTACAACAGAAATTTTAGATACCGATAGTGATGATATTGTATTTGTAGACGATGCTTCAGAGTTTCCAGACGAGGCAGGTAGTGTAATTATAGGGTTGGGTACATCTCACCAAGAAGGCCCTGTGCCTTATATTGCAAAACCTTCTTCAAATACTATTAGAATAGATCCTTCATATAAGTTTAAAAATAGACATCCAATAGGAACTGACATAGCTCTTGTTGCTGAGAAAAATCCACCAAACGTGTCTCTAGATGGTAATGATTATCCTTTTTACCTAACAGACTCTGTTGCTGGAAGGCTTTATGCAGAAGATCTTATAAAAGAGGTTGTTGCAACAGGTATTATTGTAATAATTTATATACTATATCCAAGTGACGAAGGTCTAGGTAATTGGGGTAACGAAAGTACTTCTGAAAAATTCTATGTATGGGGTACAGAAGAGGATTTAATAGGTTAATATGGCACAAAGAACTGTAGCTGGATCACATTTAAAAGTTTATATAAACGGTGTTGTTTATAATGAAACTCAAAGTTTGAGCTATTCCATAGATTATGGTGAAGAGCCTATCTACGGAATTGACTCTGTTTTTCCCCAGGAAATAAAGATAACCAGGGTCTCTGTCACAGGAAGTATTTCCGGTGTAAGAGTTTCTAACTCAAACGGGCTACAAGGTTACAATGCAAGACCTGGAATAAGAGACTCTATATTTGCTCCATACGTATCCATCAGGGTTACAGACAGGAGATCTGGTGAAGACATCGTGTTCATACCTTATGCAAGGATAACAAACGAAAGAGTTGAAACTTCTGCAAAAGACGTTGTAAGAGCTTCTTTTAATTTTACAGGCTTACAAGCTATGCAACCTCTGGATAGGTAGTTATTCTATAAGACCCAGATCAGCTCCGCAGTTTTTGCAAAACCAGAATTTTAAGGATTTACTTATTACATTTTTTGTTTTCAATGGGTTATCACAACACGCTTTTTCAACCTTAACTTCAGTATTTTTATTTTCTGGTCTCAAGAGATGTGGTTTTACCGAGTTTACGTAAGATTGTAGATCTTGATAGAATTCTTCGGGAATATCTTTCATACTTTTTTTCCTCATTTTTTTATTACCATAAGTACTTGAATATACAGGGTTTTTTCTTCTTTTTTTAGCTAACTCTTCTATTTTTTTCGACATAAACGACTCCCTTATGATATTTTACCATATATACGTGAATAGTCAAATAAAAAGGCCTGGGACTAAATCTTTAAAATGTATAGGTTTATTTGATTATATTTTTGTATGTAATTCCAGTAGCTTAAAGGTATCGGATGTCAGTAAGAAGAAGACAGAACTGGTTAGGTCAACAAAGAGTTGACGTACCACATATTAAATCGGTTGAATCCGCAGTTTCCAATGATTTTGATGAGTTACTTAGTGGTCTTGTTCTGGGTGAGAACGAAAGTTACGTAGTGCGTGGCTTTTCCTTAAATATGGCTGGAGCAATTGGTTCATCAGCAAGTGGTTTGCAGTTAATAGTAGAAGATTCTTCCATATTACACGGAAAATCAGACCAGTCAGGTACTTTTTTCACAGTACCTATTGGAACTCCTGCAGAAACTATTAGTAGTACTACCAATGATAAGGTAGATGGAACATTTACTCCAAGTACAAACAACTATATAGGTATTGAGTTCTCAAGAGATGTAGATGACGATACTACTGATCAGGTAGCTTTCTGGAACCCCACAACAAATGTCGAGATAACAAAAACAGTTCCTCTTGCACTCATGATGGACTATAAGATTGTTGTTACAACATCTTCTTTTCCCAGTAACGTACTACCTATAGCAATTGTTCAAACAGATGCTTCAAATAATGTTGTTTCTATAACAGACAGAAGACCTCTTCTTTATAGACTTGGAACAGCTGGAAATTCTTCTCCAAATCCATTTTACAGCTTTCCATGGACTGAAGGTCGTTCCGAAAACTTTTACACATCAACATCTTCTACTCTAGACCCTTTCAAGGGTGGTGACAAGCAATTAGGTTCTTTAAAAGATCTTTTAGATGCTTTAATGACTGAGTTTAAGCTTATAAAAGGAACTGCTTTCTGGTATGCAGATGGCATAGGCTCTATATCTAGATTAAGACAAGATACCGCAAACACTGCTTTTACTGGAAGAGGTAACATAACCCATAGCAGTACTACACCAGGTCAAATCAACTGGTCTAACGACCTTTTCTTAAGTTTTATAGGTGGAAGACTAAGATATAGGATATCATCAAATGCATCTAGTACTGATATAACACTTTCAGACAACCAAGTAGCCTATATAAATCTGGTTAGAGGTGTAGATATTACGCCTAATTTAGTTTTTACAAACTCAAGTGCTATCGTAACCTCTGTTGGAGCTGTTGCTTGGACAGCAGATCTTCAAGCAGGCGACTTTATCAAGGACACTTCTAGAGGAGATGAGTTTTACTATGAAATCCTTTCAGTAGACTCTGCTTCTCAAGTAACTCTTACAACAACATTTCAAGAAACATCTACAGGTGTAAATGGTATTGATTCTCAATATGCTTTTGGTGTATATGAGACAAACCCTGCTCCTTCTACAGATAGGCATATTCAAATAGCCGATAGAGGTTCTGTACCTTTTAACGAAGACATTTTCTGGTTATTGTACAGACAAGATGATACGGGTTCTTTGGCCAAAGTATATGTAAGAATGTTAGGTGGGAAAGAGCTTGAAGAAGGTGAGCAGAGACAGGTTTCTGATAACACAAGCGACGCAATCCTTGCTTATATGGGCTCTGCAAATGAGTCAGACTCAGATCCAGATTATCTAAATGCTTATCTAGCCGCTGCTGCTGAAACAACTACTTTCACAATGACAAGTGGTGCAACCATTTCATCTGGTGACTATTTTCCATTAAACTCTGCATGTGATGAAAAAGGGTATTATGTAGATTATATTGTAGATGTTGTTGATGCAGATCCAAACATTCCAGGTAGAACAAGAATTCCTGTTTCAATTGCATCAGGTGATAGCGCAGTTGCAGTTGGAGCACTTACTCATGCTGCAATAAATGCGCTGCCAGAGTTTAACTCTGTTGATAATCTTGACGGAACAATTACTGTTACAAATGCAGAAGCAGGTGTTACTACAGATGCTACAACAGGTACAATGGGCGGTTCTTTTGCTCTTAATATAGATACCCAGGGTGCTGGAGAAAAAAATCATTTTGTAGTAGACGGTGATAATCTAACGCAGAGTATCAAAACACTTGATTCAGAATTAAACAAAGTATCCAAAAACGCTCCTCAAGATAATAATTTAAAGTTAATTAAAGGTGGAACGTGGTCTTGGGATCTTCCAACAAACACTCTTGCATGGAGTGCAGATGGGTATGTTCAAGTTCCAGGTCTTCAGGATGCAAGAAATACAATAAACACTTCTTCAGCTGTATTAGATGCTGATGGTAAAGTTGCCTATGTGACCGTTAACAGAGTACTCGGTGCAGATGCTACTCTAACAGTAAACATAGCAGATGTCGATACTCTTAGTCTTACTAAAGAAGATTTTATAATTGCCAGAAGAACTGGTGACGATATAATTGTAGGTACAAGTTCTTTCTTATTAAAAGACGGTGAGTTTTTAGAACTAGACGGTGCTCTTGCAGAAATAAATAGATATTTTAGTCAGATTAAGATTAATAACCACGAATCTGATCTAGATAAAGTTAGACTAACTGATTCAGATGAAGATATGCTTGATTCATCTGTTCTTAGTCAAATACTAGGAACCAAGCTTGTAGACTTTGAAGGTGCTATAATTGATTTTACAACGGGTGCTGTTTTTAGAGCAAACGGTGTAACATTATTAGGTGACAACTTTACACCATTTGCCATTCCAGTAGGACATTATTTCTGGTATGGAATTGCTCTAGATGAAGACTTTGTAACAACTCAAAACGGACAAACTTTAAAAGGTTCTATTACACCAGCTACTACTTCAGATGCTGTTCAAGCAGACGCTCCTTTTGCAGATATTGTAGGGAACAAGCCAGTAGGACTTGTTCAGGTTTTTAACAACGCAGGTAATATTGAGGTTGTTAAGATTAGAAGACTTGGACCAGGCGCAAGTACTGGTGGAGATATTGTAGTTACCCCAGGAACTCCTCCTGCAGGTATTGTTGTTGATGACGATGGTAATGTATGTATACAGTTAAAACCTGAATTTGAAGAGACATTTACACTTTTATCTCCTGACTCTACAAAATGGGATGTAATAGTTATTATCGATCCGTTATTTCCATCTTTTAGAACACTTAAAACAGTATCCGGTTCAACTAATCCTGTTAATAATTATAAAATATTAAGAGATGACTCTACAGAACTGGCGATTAAAATAGATAATTCAGGAGCTATTTTTCTAGATCCTGTAATTGGCAGCGAAACCCTTGTTGACCCTCTAAGATTAGAAGAATCTGGAACGGGAATTGTATGGGAAGTCAAGGCAAACAATTCTAATCAAATATATCTTTCAACAGCATCTTCAGATGCAAATATATTCAAATTACAAAATGACCTTGGCGAAACAATTTATGCAGTAAAAGAGATTGAAAAAGATCTTAACTTTGGTGCTGTTGTTCATAAATACACCTTTAACTCAACCACCTTACCAGATGCTACTGATGTAGATACTATATCTAATCTAACTGGTGAAGCTTATTATGACGATGGGTCAGGTATTGGAAAGCCAATATATCATGATCCAGTTACACCTGCTTGGAGATTTGCATCTAATAATGCTGTAATAGGAACTACACCGAGTAACAGTCAAACTCTTTTAAATAATTCAAGTGCTGTTGTAGCCGGTATTGACTTTGGGGATGGCTCTACAATATTTGCTGGTGATTTTAGATTCTCAATATATAGGAAAACAGACACTAACAAGGTTGTTTCAACTGGTACAGCTAGTGCTCAGTTTGACCCTGATACTAGTACCTGGAAGATAACCTCCGAAACCGATCATGAATTTGTAGGTGTAGAGTTTACAATTAATGCATCGGGTATTGTAAGTTATGTTTCTAATGATTTGACAGGACCTAACTATGTAGGAGAATTAAGAGTTAAAGAAGGAGTTACCTTTGATACGTAATATTAGATTTTTTATTCTACTTTTATTTATTGTTATCGGCTCTTTGTTTGCCAAAGAGTTTGCTGACAACACTCTCATGATTGGTAAAATTGGATCTGTTGCAGATAAGGCTTACTTGTTTTTACGTAAAGACGGTAATATGGCAGGTGTTTATTATGACCAAGCAACTAACAAGGTAGGGTTTAGAAACTTATCAACCGATGTTTTTACACCATTTGACTCACTGGCTGTTAGTGCTTTTACTAGTCTAACAGATACTCCTTCTAGTTATTCAGGACAAGCTGGAAAAGTTGTTGCAGTTAATTCTGGAGCTACAGCGTTAGAATTTATTGAAAAACCTTGGATACCTTGTATCGGTGAGAATGTCGCAGGATCATCAACTCTCTCAGGTGGCACTTTCAATGATGTCTCACTCTCAGAAAATGGGGCATCAAACTGTGCTGGTCAAAATATCAGCTTCACTAGCGGTAATATGGTTCCTTCGGTTTCAGGAAACTATTATATTCGCATAAAAGGTGTTGTTAGGACTGGTGGACTTTTCACGGTATCGCTGAGGACTGGCACAACTCAAATTTTGAATTGGAGTGGTACAGATAGCGGTGTAGGTGCCAGCGATAATGGCACTGCGGAAAAAGTTGTTAACCTGACAGCTAGTACTCAATATAGCTTAGATGTTTATTGTACTAGTTCGTGTACATTTGGAAATGCCACAGGTGGTGCAGCTACATCTCAAAGAGCGTTTGTATCAATTTGGTATGCGGATTAATTAAGAGAGAATAGTATATGACAAAAACAACTATACCCTTACAGGAAGAAGCGATTAGCGAGAGCGGTGTTCAAACCAGAGCATCTGCGCCTTCTAATCTCAAATCTGGACAAAAATGGATACAAACAGATAACAATACATTCAATTTTTATAATGGTACGTCAACTTTAACTCTAAACCTAGATCACATTCGAACTGTTACTACTTCAGGTGCTTTACTTGCTTCGGATAGTATTGTTTTGCTTGATGCGTCTAGTGGTGATCTAACATTAACTTTACCTACCCCTTTAGCAGGTAAAACATTAAGTTTAATTAGGATTGATGGATCAGCGAATGTAGTAACAATCAATGCATTGATCAACAATGTGTCGAGTGTTGTTATGAATACCCAATATCAATCGATCAGCATTTTTGGTACTGGTTTAAAGTGGATTGCAAATGGTCTCTCAAATATTGATATCAGTGGTGTATCGATTATTGGCGGTAGCTTTCCAATAAGAATGGGTGAGACAAAGGCAATTTCTGAACCACGTGGGATATACCTTAAAAATAAAAAAATTCTGAGAATTGTAGCTGGTTCAAACGAAATTAGGTTTTTAGAAGGCGCTACACCTTATATCGCTACTTATGCTCCCGGAGAGTACCTATTTGGTGATGAGGCCGCATTAAAATCATTTTTAGATGCTGGAATGAATACTGCTGGCGGTGATACGAATTACGATTGGACGGTGGATCAAGATAATATTGATGTAGCTAATTTAAGTCAAGCATTCACATTAGACAAAACACATCCAAATGATTTATTGGCAACACTTGGTTTCGTATCTGTACCAACTGGTACACCAGCTAATAACTTTACCGCTGATCAAGAACGTGACTGGGATAATGAGATATTTGGTTTTTTAACCGACACAGGAGCACCTGAAACTAGTTCAAAGTTCTCTGGTGTACTAATTAATGCTACATTTAATAAATTTGATACCGCAACAACCATCGTAACTGGTTTAATTGATGGTTTAACTGGTCTATCGCTAGATGATACCGTTTATATAAACGGCACTGATGGGGCATTCAGTAATAGCGGTTCAATTGTTGCCGGGAAGGTTAGGTCAAGCACATCATTTGTGGTTGATCCGCACCCTAAAGGTTTTATTTTTGATTATGAACCAGATACCGATACGTACTAATTAATCAAACGGAGAGAATACATGACGACGGATAGAACACTACTTGGAAAAGCTGAAGAAAGTATTGATGAGACTGGGGTACAGCACCGTGCATCTGATCCTGGCTCACCAGTAGAAGGCCAGAAATGGATCAATACAAGTGAAAATGTGCTGAAGGTGAGGTCGAGTGGCGTAGATGTTTTAAAATCATTTGATTCAGTTTCTTCTGTGAATAGTACATCTCCACTAGCTAATAGCGATAAGTATGTGTTAGCTGACGCATCAAGTGGAAACATTACCCTAACGCTACCACCTGTTACAGCTAATAAGGTTATTACGATTGTAAAAGTTGATTCGTCTAGTAACTTGGTTACGGTAGATGGTGATGGATCGGAAACAATAAATGGACTATTAACTCAAGATTTAGATACTCAAAATCACTTTTTTACTTTAGTAGGTACAGGATCAGAATGGGTTATTGCTGGTCAAATTGAAGTCACTGGTGGTGGAGGCGGTACTGGCCCATTTGTTCTACCTTTTTTAGCTGGTGAAACAAAGGCCATTTCAGGCCCTAGAGGTGTTTATCTAAAAAACAAAAAAGTACTTAATATTGTAGCAGGTTCAAATGAAATTAGATTTTTGGAAGGTGCTACACCATATATTGTTACAATCCCTCCAGGTCAATACTTATTTGGTGATGAAGCAAGTTTAAAAACTACTTTAGATACTCTAATGAATGCTGCTGGTGGCGATACAAACTATAGTTGGACTGTAGACCAAGATAATATTTTGGTAGAAAATACAAATGCAGTTAACTTCACCCTGGATAAAACGCATCCGCAGGATTTACTAGCTACGCTTGGGTTTGTGTCAGTAAATACTTCAACACCTGCCACAAGTTTTGAAGCTGATCAAGAAAGAGATTGGGATAATGATTTATTTGCTTTCTTAACAGATACGGCCCAGCCGGAAACGTATCAGTACTCAATTGGCCATGTAGCTGATGCAAACTTCACTAAGTTTGACACTATTAATGTACAATTACAGGGATTGTTGACTGGTTTTAGTGGGCTATCATTAACTGATAAAGATGTATTCTTAAGCGGTGCTGATGGCCAAATTGGCACAACTGGCCCACTACTCATTGGGAAAGTTTATTCTGAAGATTCAATAGTTCTTGATCCGCATGATAAAGGATTTATTTTTGACTATGAACCTGATACTGATGCTTATACACCTCCAGTTACACCCACTACGGAAGTGCCCTTTAGTTGGGCCAATTCAGCGGATACATCATACTGGCAAATGAAGTCCGATCCTGATAACTCTAATGTTGTTGTTGCCGTTGGTATTCCAGTTTCAGGCGTGGCCGTTCAAGCTGAAGTATTAACCTCAATTGATAATGGGAATTCCTGGGTTACGGCCACTTTACCGGGTGCTGCTCCCAACCTAACTAGCTTGGGTGCGGTTGTTGAAGTTGATAATCTAGCAGTAGCAAATACTAACCCAGCGGCTACTAGTTTTGATTTGGCTGTAAAAAATGGAGTAGTAGCTCTAGCTTTTCAAGAAGGCGGTGAAGATAGAATTGAGATCCACTCAGGTACGATAAATCTTGGTACGGGGGCTTTAACTTTAGCATTTGATGCCTATTGGGGTGCTCCTGGTCAATTTTTTCAAGGTGAAGTAAAACTGGAATGGCTAGAAGATGCATTTTTTCTTTCTGGTTTTGCTACATCTCCCAGCAACGGCCTTCATGTAGGTAAATCGATAACTGGCACTAGCTTTTCGTTTAATAACACAACCGCAGGTAACTTTAATGGTATTTTTCAATTATCCAGACGTGTCTCAGGTGATCTTCTTTACGTCACAAAAAGTAGCACAAATGAAGTTTTTATTGGTAGCTCAAATTTAACTTCATGGACAAGTTTTGCAACCGGAATGCCTGGTGAGATACTAGTAGCGAATGATGCAGCAGCTAATTTGGGGAATATTCAAAACTATTATTCCACAAATAACTCAACCACATTTGAAGTGCATTGGATTAATAATTCAACTCAAACAACAGCAAATAATTCAGCCGCTTCTCCTTTTAATAATTTAGCTCATGTTAGACTGGAATACAGTTATCTTGGCTCTCCTATCACGAGAGCGTGGTCTAGATACGCTAAATCGAAAATTCTAACTATTGATTTAGTAAATGGGTATAAAGAATACTTGGCTATGCCCGCTCGTGATGCAGGCGAGACAATTGATATGAGTATCATCAAAGTTGACTCAGGCAATTTTACAGTTAACGATTACGACGGCACTGACGAACCATTGTTCAATATTGGTGGGGCTGATCCATCCTTTGTTACCCGAGCATACAACACCGCTATGGCCAGAACTGCTACGGCTGACTATGTTATAGCCAAATTAGCTGGAAGCGCACCTGGGGCACTGACCACTGGTAAGATCTATGCATGGCCATTAATCGATGCTGATCCTACGACGCACACTGTACCTGTTTCACTGGGTACTGCAATTGATATTGATGGCTCAGTAGATGTGTCCACTGGGTTTGCTGGTTTCCCACTTGTTCTACAACCAGATCAGAATACAGCGTATGTGGCATTTGAAGCCACTAACTCAAATGGGTTTGAAGGTGTATTCGTAAACCAGCTACCGTAATTTAAAGGAGTTTATATGAGTTCTAGAATAATTAACTTAACCGATCCAAATAATATCGAGCAATTCATGAGAGATATTGGTACATCTACACCACCTCAATTTTTGGATTTAGATCGGGACGGCACACCTGAAAAGCTAAAGTTTAAAAATTACTCGGTGGATGAATCTACGTTCGACTCTATCTTGTCTGATCATGTCAATGATAAAGCTGGGAAAAATGTTGAATTGCAAGCGTACTACATTAATGAAGCAAACAAAGAGCAAAATCATGCTAATCGTGAGATTATGAGAGAAAATGTTAGATCAGAAACCGCACAGGTTTTTAATACAACAGATACTCAGGCAATGCTTTCTTATGTAGATCGTTTTCAAGACATGCTACGAGATCCTGCTAAGTATGTGGTTAATTTAGAAGAAGTCACCTTCCGTGTGTGGCATCCAACTACTTCTTTTGCTTACGGAGACCTATTAGACACCGAACAGAAAGTTAGTGATTATGCCACAGAAGCATTGCAAGAAGTTGCTTTTGAAGCTGTTAAAAAGCAAGAACTTGCCATTCAAGAGTATGTTGACAACAAAATTCCTACAACCTAGATATGTTAAAAAGAATTTTAACGTACTTAGCTTTTTTTGTTTTTATGAACTGGGGTCCTACTGTCTTCTTAGAAACAACAGAAATTAAGGGTGTTTCACAACTACCGTTTGGCGGTATGGTGGTATACCCTTTTATCCTCTATAAAGAAAAAAACCCTTCAGAGGAAATGGTTTTTCACGAAAAAATTCATGAAAAACAGATAAAAAAACATGGTGTAGTTGTTTTTTATACTTTTTATGCTGCTCAATATTTATATTATTTGTTAAAATTTGAAAATTCTTATGAAGCTTATGTGAATATAGGTTATGAGAACGAAGCTTATACACTAACCAACAAAGAGTTCTACAGATAGAAATCTATCTATATCTACTTACGTGTCCACGGTTTTGCCATCCTTGAATACACGCATCTTTTTCAATACCGATGTACTTATCACAGGAATAAATACTAGTCGTTGCACAAGATGAGAATACAATTAGGATAAAAATAACACCTAGTACTAGTGTAATTGTTTTACTTTGTTTGTTGTTCATATTTCTCCTTAAGTTGAAACTCAATATTCCATTCTAGGTATTCTTGAATAAAACCCATTTTTTCATCCATTTGATTATGAAGTTTCCAAAAATAACCTGATTCTAATTGTATTTTTAAAAAGTCATATAAAAAATTTTCTCTTTTTATCAATTCATCTTTCATTTTTATCCAAAATAATGTTTATAAAATACCTTGCAAACAATGCCTATTATAGCACTTGTTGCACCTAATATTGTATATAAAACTGCTGTTATTATAAAGTCTACTAGCTTATTAGTCTTCTTCTTTAATTTCTTCATATCACATCTTTTTGCAGTATTTTCTAACAGTAAAGCGATCTTCTTTTGAAGGTCTATTACAAACCTTCATTTCTACGCACTCATACTCTTTTTCAAAAGAGGGAAATAGAGTATCTGCATCTCCATCGTATTCAACTTCACTTATAATAAGCTCTGAGATATGTGGAAGTGCTTGTTTAAAGACATTAGAACCACCTATTACAAAGACATTTTGATCAACATTTTTTATAAACCTTGCCAAGACTAAGGCATTTTCTAAAGAGTTTACATAAAAATGGTTTTTATCACCGCCCGATAGATTCTTGCTAATTACAATAGATTTTCTCCCATATAACGGGTTTTTTATGCTGTCAAAAGTTTTTCTACCCATTATTAGTATACCATTTTTTGTAGTGCTCTTAAAATGAGCTAGTTCAGAGTCGTTCTTCCATGGTAATTTGCCGTTTAACCCGAGTTGCCTATTTTTTCCAATAGCAGCTATTCCTGTTACTTTCATACAGAAACCTCTCCTTTGATAGGTGGGTGTGATTTGTAGTTCTTAAGGTTAATAACTTGTTTAATTTCTTCCCAGGACATCTTATGGCACTGCTTGTCTACAAAAAACATCAGATCATCTCTGTTTAGATTTATATCTATTGTAGGTAGTTCTAAAGGTTTTCTCTTAAGCATCTCATAACATTGATCTATATGGTTATTATATAAATGTAGATCTCCAAAGGTGTGTACAAAATCACCAACCTCTAGTCCTGCATCGTTTGCTATAAGATGTGTTAAAAGTGCGTAAGAAGCTATGTTAAATGGAACTCCTAAAAACAAATCGGCAGATCTTTGGTATAACTGGCAGCTAAGTTTTCCATCTCTTACGTAGAACTGGAAAAGCGTGTGACATGGTGGTAAGGCCATTTCATCAATAATTCCAGCGTTCCACGCAGATACTATAATTCTACGTGAATTAGGGTTACTTTTAATTGTTTCTATGACGTTTCTAAGTTGATCTGTATAATTGTTGTAACCAATACATTCCTGTGTTTTATTATTACAATGTTCCCATTTACGCCAAGCCCTTCCATATATCGGACCTAAATCACCTTTTTCATCAGCCCATTCATCCCATATATGGACTCCACGGTCTGTAAGAAATTTAATATTTGTTTCGCCACGCATTAGCCATAAAAGCTCAACAACAACACCTTTCCAGAAAGTTTTTTTGCTTGTAACAATTGGAAATCCCTTAGAAAGATCAAATCTTACCTGTCTTCCAAAGACAGATTTTGTTCCAGTCCCTGTTCTGTCGTCTGAATTACTTCCGTTTAAAAGTACGTCTGTTACAAGTTTTTGGTATTGTTCCATTATTTTTTCACCAGGTATTTATTGCACAAATAAGACACAAGCAGTTGTAGCGATAGGAAAAGGACTAAATAAAGAGTAGCTGTTGATGTCAGAGATGTCATATCTGCATCGTTTGCTAAATACTTAGCGTTTACAACAAACTCTGTAGTTTTACCCGAAATAATATAAGGTAGGATAAAAACTAGATAAGAACTAATTAGTAATCTAATCATTTATTTCTCCATTTTTAAGCATAAGCTAATGGGTTTGTTTGAATACTTATATCTTCTATTTAGACTTGATGCATTTATAAATGTGGTATCTTCACCTAGTACAGAGCCGTATTGTTCATGAATATGCCCAAAAACATGAATTTTAGGTTTTACTTCTAGCACTTTTTCCATTAATATTTCACAACCTACTTTTCTACCGTCTTTACACTCATCCAAAACACCATAAGGGGGTCCGTGTGTAATTAGTACATCTGTATCTTCTGGAATCATATCCCAGTGAGGTTTTATTAAGTCACAACCGTGGTCGTGGTAGTCTAATGGGTCGTTTGCTGTTTCCTCATTTCTTGCACGGTTAAATGCCCAGTTAAAAAAAGCTGGTTGAATAGGAGATCCCCAGAATTTTACACCATTTATTTCACAGCCCGAGTCGTTTAGATAAAAAGCACCCGTATCTCTAACAAGTTTTTCAGCTTCATCTTTCTTGCTATTCTCAAAAAGAAAGTCGTGATTTCCTGCTATAATTACAATATCTTCATAGATTTTTTTTACATCTTCAATTAGCCAGTCACAGAAATCTTCAAGTTCAGACATTATGCGACCTGAATTGAGTATGTCACCAGAGTGAATTAGCACATTTCCTCCTGGAAGGTCTTTGGTAAGTTCACGGTGTTTTGTGTGTGTATCACTGATAAATGTTATCTTCACTACTTCTCCATTAAATAAAATTTAAAATATTCTCCAAACAACCATTTTTTGTATGTTTCTTTTGCTACTCTAAACTCAATATCTTCTGACTTAAATTCATTATAACTTTCTACATGGGCAAAATTAACACCTTTAAAAGCCCACTTCTTCTCAATAAATTTTTCAATAGACTCTTCAGGACTTCTTATGTAAAAAGGGTTTTGATTACAACCTTCTTCAACCCAATAATTTTTAAAGATATTCCCCTCAATATTTATTTTTCTTTTTTCTCCGCTAACAAAAAATAACTCAAAACTTTTTATCTCAGACTTCATTTTTATAATTTCTTTTTTTATTAACTTAGCCATCTTCATTCTCTTTCTTTGTACTACACCAACTATTTCCACATGATACATTACAAAAATTACATGTTTTTTCTTCTTCTTGTACCTGTTCTTCAACTATTTCAACATGGCCCTTAAAGTTAAACCCACACCCTCTTAAGAAGCTTTCAAATTCTTCTAAAATATCCGATATACCATCTGCTTCAAAAATCTTTTTGTTTTCAACAATTCTACCGTCATAGCCGGTATGTTTATGTTCAAATATGTATTTATTCATCATCATCCTCCAACTGCCCACTCAACTGCCCATACAACTGCTCACGCAACTGCCCCCACAACTTATCTTCAAATGCCTTATTCATCGTTTTCCTCCAACTGCCAACGCAACTGCCCACGCAACTGCCTCTCCAACTGCCCCCACAACTGCCCACGCAACTGCCTACTCAACTGCCCACGCAACTGCCCACTCAACTGCCACCACAACTGCCTATACAACTGCCCACGCAACTGCCCACTCAACTGCCACCA